TTCGGCGGCCCGCCGCTGAAAGCCCAGCATCTTGAAGGCGAAGGGGGCAAACTGGAAGGCGAGGCCACCTACCATACCACGCATAAACTTGGCACGGAAGGGTTTTCCCATCGTGAATTGGGTTTCCCGGACGGCCCACTCCACAGCGTCGAAGGGGGACTGGATGTCGGTGCCCACACCTTTGGCCATATCCTTCATGCGGCCAAAAGACCTGGCGTCCTTCGTCATTCGGTAGGTGGCGACCCCGGTCACCACACGGTTGAGGGTTTCGGCTGTGGCGAAGGCGAAGGAGAGGGCATCCATCACCTTGCCCACATTCTTGCCCAGGCTGTAGAGGGAAGAGTTTTGACTGCGGGCAAGGTAGGCGGGGGCCTGGTCGCGGGTGAGGAGGGCCTCGGCCAAGCCTTCCTGAAACATGCGCTGGATGATCTGCTTCTCGTCTTCGGGCAGATTCATCTTGGAGATGTCGAGGACTTTGGACGGATCGAAGGTGAGGGTCAGCGACTTGAGGAGGGTGTTGGCCACCGACATGATCTCTTTGGCGGCGCGCCCCGTGCCCCCGATGGCGGAGAGGAGGGGCCACGTCGTGTGGAGAAGCTGGGTGGGCTGCACCATCGCGGACGACAGGTTGCCCCCGATGGTGTAGAGGTAGGTGAAGTTTTTGAGGCGGGCTACCTGGGACTCGTCGGAGTGAAGGTAGCGTTCCGCTTCCTCAGCCATATCCCGGACAGCTTTGTCGGGGATGGAGTTGATGGCGGCGCGCCTACCCGCTTCCGTAGTTTTGTTGGCGATGTAGTCTGAGATTGAGAAGGCGTAGGCGGGAAGGGTGCTGCGGAAGTAGGTGTCGAAGTTGTCGGGGCGCAGCCAGCCAGGGACATTGGCGCGACGGCGCAGCCGCTGCTGGCGACCATGCTCCGCCTCGGCCCGCAATCTATCTAGCACCTTCTTGGTTTCGGCGTAGGCGTCCTTCTTGTTGGGGACCATGATGGTCTGGAAGAGGGCATCGATTGCCGAGATGCTATCCACATCTGGGAGGTACGCCTCGTACATCTCCCGTTCCGCCTGGAAGTCGCGGATCTTGATGTCGGTGGCCCCTTCACTCTTCAAGGCTTCGGCGCGACTTTGCACCTGCTGCCAGGAAGTCTTCAGCTTCTTGCCCTGCAGGGACAACCCGTAGCCTTCAAGGTGCTTCTTGCCATTCACCTTGTACTCAATTGCGTAGCGCCCCGTCCTTACGTGGGGGAAGTAGTTGGCGCGGCGGGACTCCTCCAGAAGATCGATCACCGCCTGGTCTTCCTTGGGAAGGTTGGTGGCGTCGGGGTCGTGGCCCAGGCTGGCCTTTACGGATTTGATGATGTCGGTGTAGAGGGTGTCGAGGATTTCACGGGATTTGTTGAGGGTGGCATTCAGCTTGGGAGGAAGCGTGTAGGTCTCCCCCTTCTTCAACCCTACGAGATCTTGGGATGCCGTGACGGTGGCACTGCCATCCTGGTTTTGGGTGATCTTCATCCCGGCGTCACCCGCCTCAACCACCTTCATGATGTTGCGGGAATCGGCATCTGACAGGTTGCCCACCTCCCGCAGCGTCTCGTTATGGTTGTGGGAATATAGGCTGCGGATCTTCTCCCCGATGTGGAGTTGCTCCACGAAACCCCGAAGGGCGGGAAACCTTGCCGCCTGGTTGTCGATGCCGATGAAGCCGTTGGCAAACCACTGGGCCATACCCAGTTGGGTCAGGAGAGAAGGGGTGGTCTCCTTCGTCTCATCCAGCCGCCGCAATGCCACAGACTTCTGCATCTGCGTATCAATGACACCCGACTTCGCAGGAATACAAACGGCCATCTATCTCACCCGCAAGAGTAGTCGTCGGACACAGACTTGTTGGCGGCATCTTCCTGCCGTCCCATCCTATCTAGCATGTTCCTAGCTTCCGCAGCAACCTTCTGCGGCGCACCCGCAGGGGTTACGGCCTGGTCGTCAAATCGGCTTTCGATAACCCCACCTGCTGCAGGAAGTCGTCCAGATTCTTGCTTTGCTTTGCTAGTGCCAGATACTTCTTGGCCGCGTTCGCGTACTCCACTCGGCCCTCTTCCCGAAACAACTCCTCGTCCGCTTCCAGAGACGACACCAGCACCACCTTCTTCAGGGCGGGATTCGATTCTCTGAAAGCTTGCCTGGCCGCCACTCTTGCGATTCTCAGTGTTGGGGTCATTAAAGACATCCTTGAGTTCATTAAGAAGTTTGAAGTGTCGAGTGAAAACTTTGGATAGCGTATTTTTAATTGCCGTGTCTACCCCGGCATTAGAAAGTTCAAAATCAAGCGCGTCGTGGGCTTTGGTGAAATCTTCGTTGTGATTTGCTGCCTGAACGTGTGCTAACTCATGCACCATTGTTCTGTAGATTTTGCTAACTGCGCCGGGTATGGTTACGTCTTTGCGCAACCCTAGAGGGTTGACAAACATTACCGGGACAGGCTTCAGGTAGTTTACGCCATGCCAGCCCTTATCAATACCGACACCAACCTTGTACTTTTCAAGGGCTTCTCCAAGAGTTTTAGATTGCGTTAGATTTTGGGCTTCCTCACTTAGTGACAGAGAACCTGAAATCTTTGTGACCTCATCCTTTAGTTGGTTGAAAACCGCTGCAAGCTCGGAGAAAAGTTGCATGGGGTTCCCCGCCTGGATCTTGTTGGATCCAATGATGGGGACGTTGAGATTATTCATGTAGAGCGGGGATCCCGCCGCAGCACCACCCAACGCTTGAAGATTGGTAGCAGCTACCTGCGACGCGGGAGTCCACGGTTTTCCAGTGTCTGGATCAGTAAAACCTCCGGCCCTTGTCGCTGTCAGCTTGGGCGGAATGTCGAGTTGAGCTTGTTGGGTTTGACTTTGAAGTGGGACGGGAAGACCCGAAACTTTTTGAGGCTTGTTGGGATCAACTATCGGAAGAACAGAGATAGCTTCCAGATTTTGTTTATCCAGATTTATCTGCGCTACCCGCGTGAGTCCTCTGAAGATAGACTGAATCTGATCGATGTCTTTGTTAATACTGGAATTGAATCCTTCGCGAGTGGCGTTGAAAGGATAATTCGGATTGAGTCCATCCACTTTAGGGCGGATGTCAAACACCACGTCAAAATCATATTTTCCGATATCGCCAAATCTAAAAAAGCGATAATCTGAAAATTGAGGCAATCCGCTAGAAAGAACTTTCAAAGTTGGGAACGAAGTTTTGCCTCTTGATCTGTAGACAATTACCGTACCCCAGCGAAAGTCAAGCTTGGTGAAAGGGGCATAATACCCTATTTCTACCAGATTGTTTAATCCGTTAATCGGAAGCGTAGCTATTCCACCAACAAACTCGTTAGGAGCTGTAAACGTGAAATCCGTGGGAATCGGGATTCCTTCAGAATCAGCCAGCAAAAATTCTGACGTTGCGGGGTAAGTGTATGCATTTGCATTTTTCAAAGATATTGGTGTTTTCGCATCTGTTTCTGGATCTACGTAGGAATCTCGCAAAGTAATTTTTACGGTAGTGCCGTTGGGCAGATCCGTATTTTCAATGGAGACAGGGAACCTAGCATTGGGTTTGGTCATAGACTCAAAGACTTGGTCTCCAGAAACGGAAACCGACAGCTTCACTCCGTCTTTGATCGTGACAACCTCTAGGTTCTCAGCCATCGAAAAGATTGCCATCTTGGCATTGCCAAGACCACCACTCCGCAACTCTGGAGCGACTCCTTTCTTGGATCCACCTACAGTGAATAGGCCCTTCTTCAAAGTCTGCATGTCCATTCCGGTTCCGTTGTCTGTAACCGTAATGGAATTTTCGTCTGGGTTTATGGCCACGTCAATTTTGGGAACCGTGATCAAGCCTTTGAACAAAGCTTCTTTCACAGCATCGAAAGCGTTCTGAAACAGTTCCTTGACTGCAACCTTATCGGGAGGTTCTTTGTAGGTGGAGGCTGCAAACTTTTGTTTGATGATTTCGGGATCGATGTCAAGAGGGATGTCTTCCCTAGCAGACTTGGCGGAGACGGGACCTTCCAAAGCTTCGATGGGATACTGCAGTCTGCGGTCGGGCGCGCCATCCGGAATGATGGTGACCATGCCGTCTTCCACCGATTCGATGGTACCCGTGGTCCCATCGATGGTAGTTGCCTTGGTTCCCGGTGCATAGGTGGGTGCCGAAGCTTGCGGCGGAGTAGGGGCCTTCGGCTGCGGCTTTGGCGCAGGAGATTGGGGCGGCACCATTTTCGGCGCAGGTGCTGGCGGTTGCGGCGTAGGTGGTGTAGGCTGCGGTGCTGGCGTCACGGGTGTGGGGGAAGGCGTCTCACCTTGGGGCCACACCGTAGCCTGGTATTTTCCCATACCTGCGGGGGCAACTCGACCTTGGTTCTGGAGGGTGGTCCAGACAGTGCGTGCGGTGGTGGGGGAAACCGGGACCCCCAAGGCGCGCGTCAGCCAGTTGATGTCCAGAAGCTGCGGTTTTCCCGTAGTCAATCCGGAGATGTAAGCATCCCCCAGGGCTTCGGACAAGCTGGGAAGACGGACAAGGCGACCGACTTCCGTAGAAGCTGCCGCAGCTTCTCGCTGATCTGCGGGAATCGCAGTGAAACCCAGAGCGCCCCGCCGGGTAACGTAGCCGTCTGCAACAAGTTGGTTCCAGATCTGCGCCGCGTTTTGCTTCACAGTGTCAGCAGCGACTTGGCCTTCCGGCGTGGCGGCGTTTTGACGGGATACGCCCGCTGCCCCCAGCAGCCAATTCAACCCAAGAGTACCCTCGGGGGCATTGTCCATGTTGGCAACAATGCGTTGATAGAGGTTGTCGAAGGTGCCCATCTCGGTGCGGGTACCGAGTTGCCCAGCCGCTCCCACCGTTGAAACGGTTTCAGTCTTGGGCACGGTGTCGGTGGGCTTCTTTCCGGTCTCAGTCTCAACCGTTCCCACAGGTTCCCCTGTAGGCTTCTCAATCTGCTTAATGTCCTTGCGTGTGATGATCCCAAGGGCGATACGTCGCCTCTCGTTGGGATCCATCGTAACCACGTTGGGGTTTACGTTGGGATCAAGCTGCCGCAACTCGGCAAGCTTCTCGTTACGATCCCGCGTATCTGCACCTTCCATGACTGGACGAGACTGGAAGCGGGAAATGATTTCATCCGCCTGGCGTGCGGTCACTGTCCCGTAATCAGGGATCTCAAAACTGGCCACAGTCGGGGCCGGAAGAGCCAGCGTGGTTGTGGGCGGAACCACCGAAAGAAATTCGACATTCTGCAAGCCGGGGATGCGCCCAGCAACCGCAGGATCCTTGAGGGTTTCCGCAACAAAATTTTCAAACTGGGAGCGACCCGGACCCGTAAAGTCCGTAGCTGATTTCAGGAGAGCAGCTTCTTGCTCCTGGTTGAATCCGTAGTAGGTTGCAAGCTGGGAAACAATCTTTTCCGTGTCTGCAGTTTGGGCCAATGCGGAATATCGCTGGGCCTCTTCGGTCAGTCGCTCCTTCTGGGTTCCCTTAGCTTTCTTAGCAGCGTTTGCAAAGTAGTTTGCAAGCTTCTCGTAACTTGCGGAATCCTTGATTTCGCCAAACTCACGACGAAGCATCAAGTCTTCGGGAAGAGAAAGGGCCGCTTCAGTTTCCTGCTGATACTTTTGGCGTGCCTCCAGTGCTTGCTGCTTCTTCGCTTCTGCCTCAGCGGCAGCGGCAGCTTCAGCTTGCTGCGTTTCTTGGGTTGCGGCTTCGGCAGCGGCAGCCTTTTGGCGGGCACCATACGCGCCAGCGGCGGCACCCACCGGGGCACTGCCGACACCACCCTTCAACGCCGCGTTGATGATGTTGTTCCAGTCGATGGACTTGTCCGCGAGAATCGCGGCTGCCGTCTCATCGAGGAGTTGCTGCGTGCCTTCCGTGATGCCTTCAAGGGCGGCGGTCTCCAGCGCACCACCCAATGCGCCAGCGGCCCCCGGTCTACCCTTGAGGAGGCGGGCGGAAACCAGATCGGTAACTTTGTCCGAGAAGTCGGGACCCCGCGTCTTGCTGAGGAGGCGGATGGGACCCAGGGCATCAAGGGTAGACTTGAGGGCACCCACCGCGAAGGAGGCCCCCAGCGATGCGTTACCGGCCTCCGCAAGATTTAGGTAGGACTCGGGGATGTTGAGGAGGGCGCTGCCACCGAAGGCACCGGCAACCGACCCCACCTGCTGGGACACTTCCTTGGTGGCTTGCTGCAGGGCGGCATCCTTGGCCACGCCCTTGGCTTCCAACTCGGCAGCCTTCTTGCCCACCTGCTGGGTGAGGAGGCGACCCGCGCCCAACCTGGCGGCAGCAGCGCCCACGCCGACACCACCCGCCAACGTAGTGATGAGGGATGGGATGGATTCACCAATGGCTTCCCCGGCAAACTCGGCAGCGGATCCCAGATCGTTGACTTTCTGGTAGTCCATCCGGGTCAACAGATTGCGGGCCTCAAGGGCCTTCATCCGATCCCGGTATTCCTGCAGATTCTTTTGGGCGGCCTCGTCGTAGCCGAAGGCACTCTGGACCATCGCGGGAATGATATCCGCGACCAGCCCCTTTGTGGATTCCACACCCGTGGCGAAGCCGCGCCGCAGGGAACCGGGGCCAGAGGGATTCTTACCCTTGACCCACTTCTCCCCATCCCACTCTGCGGTGATGGCGTCCGGAGTATCCTTGGATGCAATCCAGGACTTCGCTTCCGGATCCCATTCAATCTTGTCAGGGATCATGGTGGCGGCGGCAGAATAGACGGCCCGCCTCCCCCTTCACCCAAAGCCGCAGCAATTTCCCTACGCTTGTTTTTCAAATCCGCCAACGCCTTTGTCGTTTCTGGGGTGGGGATCCCCGCCCCCAGCTTGGCAATTTGCAGGTCGATCTGCGTCAACGTCCGCCGCAAGACAAGTTTTTCGGACGTGTCACTTTGCATCTCAGTGCGGGCAGTGCCCTGCAGGTAACTCAAATTGCGTTCCTTGCGGGCCTTGACGTTTTCAAGGATTTGACGCTCCCCGGCAGAAAGCTTGGGATCCTGCAGTTTCCTCTCAACTTCCTCCAACCCGTCCGCCTCCGAATTCATCAGATTCATGCGGGCTTCAGGTGTGGATGCCTTACGGATTATATCGGTACGCCGATCATCTTCTATCTTGCGAAGGAGGTCCATCTTCTGCAATGAAACACTCTGGCCGTGCTGCGCTGCCCTTTGGGCCATTTCGGCTTCGGCAATCGATGCCGTGAGATCCTGCTGACGTAACTGCGCGGCGAGACCGGCGGTGCTGCGGGCCGCCTCGGCCTGACGGTATTTGTCGGTGCGGGCTGCCTCAGCTTCGGCCTTGCGGGACTCGGCTTCCTTCTGCTTCTCCCCACGATACTGCTCCACGCCCGAAGCCAGGGGCGCGGCAATCGTGGACAGGGCAGACTGACCAATTTCAGGTTTGGCCGCCAGGATCTTCAGCCCCGTCTGCAGCATGGTCATGTAGGGATCAGCCTTGTAGGTTTCCCCCGCTTGCCTCTCCCCCACCTGCGGGATATCCTTGAGGACCTGGGAGGTATCCGGCCTAGCAATTTTGGGCCGGGGTCCCCCGCCACCACCCATACCCATGATGGTAGCCCGCATATCCGCGTAGGGATCAGGCTGCGCTGCCGCACCCGAAGGTGCCGCCGTCGTCACCGGAGTCTCCGGGGTAACTGTCTTGGTGGTAGTGGGAATCTGCGGACGCGGAAACACTGAGCGCACAGCTTCCGATGTTAGATCTTCCATACTCGGAGTAGGCGAAGGCGCTTTTGCCGAAGCTTCACTAGGCTGACTTCCAAATTGCTCAAACATACGATTGCGCGCAAACTGCGCCTGTTGCCGCTTCCGTTCCGCCGCAGCCTCGCTTTCTTCCTGTCGCCGCAAAGCGTCTGTCGCCATGCCCTCGTAAGAAACTCGGGACGGTTGCTTATTCCGCAACTCGGTTAGAACTTGCTGCCGGTACGACCAATCAAGTGAATAGAAGTCCGGACTTTGAGAAATTTTCTGCAACTGCTCAAAGCTGAGAGATCCTGGCCGGGGGAGATCTGCCATTGTTACGTCCTGGGGAAGAGATTGTATAGACTAAGCCCAGTTAAGCCCAAGCCCGCAAGGGTTTGGAAGGGGGACGATCCCACAGCCTGGCCCTGCGTGGTGGTGGTGCCGCCGGGGGATACCCCTCGGATGATGCCGCTGAGGCCGCCCAACTGGCCCATACCGTAACCCTGCTCTCGCATGTATTCCTGGAATTGGGCGTCGCGCAGTTGCTGCTCCACGTTGCGGGGAATAGCCTGTGCCTTCAAGACGGCATCGAGGCCAGAGAGTCCCAACCGCTGGGACGCCTCGCCAATCTGGCTGAACATGGGCGAAGCCTGGAGTTGGCGCTGGGCTTCGTTGGTGAAGAGGTTGGTCCCTGCGGTGAAGGCCCGCTCCTGCCCCGCTTGCTGGATATCTCCAAGACGCTGGCCCAGGTTGCGTTCCGCTTCCGCTTCCACGACACCGTGGCGTGCGCCACCGAAGGCACCCTGCTTCGCCGCGCTGTAGCCCATGCCGGGGCGCATCTTCTCGTAGTCGCGGATGGCTTCGCGCTTCTGGATGTCCACGACATTTTGCGTGTACGGATTCATGTAATCCGCAAAGTTGACATCCTGGATGCCCCGCGACCCCATCGCAGCGGAGCCGAATGCCGCCGACAATCCGGGGATGTACGCACCCGCCGCGTCAGGAGTGGCCGCTATTGCCTGTTCCTCGGCGGGGGAAAGCTGGGCAACCCTCTGCTGGGGATCGTAATACTGGTAGGGCTTGTTTGCGATCTCTTCTTCGCCCGCAGAGACCAGTCTCTCCAACGCATCTTCGTACCACGCGGGGACCGTGTTGGTTTGCGTCGTGGTAGTTGGAGTCGTGGAGGATTCGCAAAACCAGCCCATCAGATACCCCTACTATAGACGCCACCGATGTGGCGAAACCCCAGCCGCTTGTACAGCTTGTCTTTACGGTCCACATCAACCCCGTTGACGACAGCCATCAACAAGGGAAGACCCCGCATCTTAGCATATCGGGAGGCACGACGCAACAGTTGGGGACCCAACGCGGACTGCCGGTGCTTGAGTCCCACGTAAAAGACAACATCCCCGAAGAAGCGCCCCTCGCTGAACCAGTGAGATGCTTCCTTGAGGGCCAAAACACCGGCCACCTCCCCATTCCGCATACCCAAGAAGATGATTCCCGTGGCAAGGACATCTTCTAGGGTGGCCTCGATCTTGCCGGGGGAAAGCGGGGGCATATCAAGACCCGACGACTGATGCATCTCTACGAGGAGACGGCCAATCGCCGGGATGTCCCCTTCGTCAGCGCATACGATCATAGAGCCTCACCAGGTCCCCAATGCTGTAGTTTTTGGGGGGTTGCTTCTTGTGGCCATAGGCTTTGTGGCGGATGGCTTCGCGGAGCATGTTGAGTTTCTTGGCCCCCGCCTCGTTGTTGCCATCCCCCAGGGCGGCTACCGTCGCGGCGTCAAATACGAACTCCCCGGAAGATAGACGTGCGGGCGCTTTTCCATCGATGACGGCGGGAACATCGTCATCCATGCCGCCACTATCCCCCGGTACGTAGCCGCCCTTAGCCCAGCCGCCATCGCTACCACCACCGCCAGCATCGCTTTCACTGCCCCCGCCCCCATCGCTGCCACCCCCACCGTCGCCACCACTATCGCCTCCACTATCTCCACCACTATCGCCTCCATCCGTACCACCTTCGGTGTCGCCCCCATCGAAGCCCGACAGATCGGGAGTTGCGGGCGTGCCCGTCTCAATTTCGGGAGTACCGAAATCTACTGCGGGGGATTCCGTTTCCGCCTCCGGTGCGGAGAGGGTTTCGCCTTCCTCATCGCCGCCCTTCAGCGTACCAATACTACGCTCCAACGCAGCCAATGCGGGACCCAGCGATCCTATCAGATTCTGGTCTTGAGTCAACGCTGTTGCCGCAGCCGTGGGGGAAATCTGGCCCGCGTTGACCTGCTCCGCCATCTGCGTCCCAGCGATTTCCCCGCGTGTCTGCAACTCCTGCTTGGCTGCCGGGGAGATCCCTGCAGCAAAAGACGGAGCAACCTTCTCCAAAGCCATCCCCATCAAAGACTTGGGCGGGGCCTCTTCATTCTGGTAGTTGGACACAGCCATGCCGCCAAGGGTACTGGCCAGGCCCAACGGGGACATCATACCCACACCCTGCAAGACAGACTTCGCAAGATCTCCAAGAGTTGCGCCTTGGGCTTTCCCCGAAAGGGCTTCATTCTTGGCTGCCCCCTCCATCGTGGTGTCGGGGATGTCCGCAAGATCCATCCCGACTTCCGGGGTCGCATACGCATCGTCGCTATAGGACGAAAGCACATCTCCCAAATTGGGGGCGGGGGTCTCTGCCTCAGCGGGCGGTGCGGCGCTGGGAATCTCTTCAGATCCTATGCCAAAATCCGGATCGAAGACTGGGGCGGCCAGTACATCTTCAAACGGGTTGGTAACTTGCACCTCTTCCGGCGTAACGGGTTCTTCCGCTGCGGGCGCTGGCGGAACAACTTCTTCGGCTGGGGTCTCCTCAACGATGCCGCTTTCGAAATCTCGAAGATCCGGAGCTTCCACCACGTCAAGGATTGCTGCAGCGGGGGCTTCGGAAATGTTGGGCGTAACCGCTTCTTGAAGGGGATTGGTAACCGGGGAGACGGGTTCCTCGGGGGAAAATCCCGGAAGCCCCAGATCCTCGGGACTCATCGCGGGAGACTCCCCCGGATCGAAAACAAGGGCAGCTTCCACTTCAGAGGTGGGCACTTCCGGAGGCGTTACCGGCAGTTCCGTCTCGTCCGGTCCCACCAACGTGACATCGCCGGGAACCAACTCTGGCGTGGGCCGCAGGACATCCTCCACCATCTGCTCCAGCGGAGTGGGAGGACCCAGGTAGTCCCGCGTGATCTCGTCATCAATCGACGGCGCGGGGCTGCTATCTGGCGGCGTCGTTTCTGGCACAGTCTCGGTGGGAGGACTAACCGGTACCAGCGAAAAATCCTCCATGTCATCCGGAAGCGGCGCATCGAAGATCGGCGTCGTGTCGATGGGTCGCTGATTAAGTAGGTCCTGGGCTTCTCTCGCCGCAGCCTCTCTCGCAGCAGCCTCCCTTGCCGCAGCTTCCTGATTGTATGTGTCGAGTTCCCTTTGGGCGGGAGACTGGTTTGGAGACGGTGGTGCCGGGGCAGGGTCCGCACCCTGGGAGGGCTGATCCGGTTGGGGCGCAGGAGTCGGAGTTGCGGCAGCACGACGACGTGCTTGTTCCTCCCGAATCCTCGAAAGGTTGCCGTAGATGCTACGATAGCCACTCGGAAGTTCAGCAGGTCCACCGTAGAGTTGTTGATTCGGATTGTACGGGGTGAAGGTGGGTCGGGAGGTACGCGGAATCGTCCCAAAGATGTTTCCCTTGGGGGCCACGAAAGCTTCAAAGGGATTGACGGGGCCGCCCTCAGCGTAACCCTTGATGAAAGAATCGTATCCCTTCATAGCTTGTCCACCTTCACGATGCCCTTCGATTGCAGATCCGTCAGCAGCTTGACGAGGGTGTTGGCAACAGCGGTAACCGTTACTGTCCCCAGATCGAGGGTGGCCGACGCCGGTACTGTAGCAGAAACTGTGTAGCCTGTCACTGCTGGCCCCGTCACCACCTGGCCGTGGTAGAGGTTGAGGACGCGGATCATCTCCCCCCACGCCATCTGGGCATCAACCGGAAGGGAGGTCGGGGGCAGCGGAAGAAGCGGTTTCATCGTTCACCATCGGGGCCAAGCCGGAAACGAATCACACCCAGACGCCAAGAATTATTGACATCATTACTCTCAATGCGATAGTATGTATGGCGGCCCCTCATCCGGAAATCTATCTTTTGGGTGGCGGCGGAAACCAGGTAGGGTCCCTTCGTCACTTCCATGGATTCGGGGGTGTTGGGATACTTGAGGGCATGCAGCGTCATGGTGACGTTGCCCGTCATGACTCCGCCATCGCGCCCCGAAAAATCGGGGATGATACGATCCACAAACATCAACTCCTGGCCCGCATCCAGATCGAAAAGATTGGATTCGATGTAGGCGTTGATGGCTGCCCCATCGGCGGTGTTGCCGAATTCGTGGTAGTAGAGTTTGGTTGCGGACGCTTCGTAAGCGACCCCGATCGGAAAACTGTTGATGCCCTGGTCGAGCCACGCGGTGCGGACCAGGCGGCCAATACTCCACACGTCCTGCATGTAGTCGTAAATGACGTAGGAATCGATCTCGCCCGTGGTCGTGGGGTAGAACCAGATCACCTCGTTGTAGGAGGTGTTGCTGGCGCAATAGATCTTGTCGAGTTGGCTGCGGTCGAGGCTGTCGAAGACGTAGCGAAGTACGTCGCACTTCATGGGGCGGGCGGCAGCACCATCATACACCATGAAGCGTTCATCGGCCATCCAGAAAGTGCGCCCGCCCACCTCAACCATGGCGTTTTGGCCAAGGGTACCACAGTTGGTACCGATAAGCTGGAAGCCGAAGGTGTAGGGGGGACCCACCTGCTGCATGCTGTAGAGGTTTTCGTCGGTCCAGATGAGGATCTGGCCACGGGTCCGCCGCGCCGCAATGATGCGGGAGGCACCCGACAGGACCTTGTCGCCAGCGGTGTTGGTGGCCGATGCGTTCCAGTCGGTGATGTCTTCCTGGTTGCACCAGCGGATGTAGAGGGGGTTGACCACGGAGGTGAGGGCGTCGGGGCACCCAAAGGAGATCAGGTGGCGGTCTTCGGGCGACACCAGGATCTGGGCATTTTGGCTGGGGGTCGCGGAGACAAGGTAGGCTCGACTCGTCAAGCCCATGCTGCTATCCCAGTAGTAGATCTGGCCGTTGCGGGGTGAGGCCGCCAGGTCTTCTCCCCAGTTGTCCAGACTCCAGAAGCGGAGTGGGGCCAACGCGGTGAATTCCTCGTTCCAGGCTTGGGGTCCACTCCACACGCCAGCACCCCAGCCGGTGTCAAGCTGGTTGGACGCGGGGCCAGGGGCCAGGAGGAAGTAGCCTTGGAGAAGGCCCCCGGCTGCGGCAGAGGTGGCGGCGGCTGTGGTGCCGGTGTTGATGGTAAAGGTGTTGCCATCGATCACCGTGATGGGGTAGCCCCCAAAGGGCGCGGACACCGGATAGATGTTGCCACCTACGGTTGTGGCGACGGTGGTGGCGTAGAAGTAATTGCCGGTGGCCTGGCCGTGGGCCGACACCGCGATGGTGATGGTGGTGGATCCAGCGGAAGTGCTGATTGCGTTGGTGGCAGAGATGGATGCGGCGACGGGGGTGATGTCGTGGTAGATGCCACCGTACCAGATTGCCAGATGGGAGTTGGTGCCTACGGCCAGATAGACGTAGCCGGATTGGGTGGTCCACGTGAAGATGCTGCGGCCCACGCCGGGGATTGACTTGGGGTCGCTGATGCCATTGACGTTTTGCCAGCCGCCAATTTTTTCAGGCTGGCCATAGCGGAAGCGGACTTTGTCGGCGTCATACCAGCCACCCTCACCCGCGTAACGAGTGAGTTCCCGGACGATGCCGGGCTTCTGGGTTACTGGGATGAGTTTAGGAGTCGCCATTTTTACCTAGCAGGTTTTGGATGGTCTTCGACTCGTAGATCCGGATGCCCGTCCAGATTATGGTGAAGGCGGCTGCGATGGCTGGGAGGACCCCCGCGAGGGTACCCACCACCGTCACAACGGAGATTGCGTCGATGCCTTGCTTGACGGCTTCATCTTTCATGGCGTGTTTCCTACTTAGGGGCCAGCGTTTCGCCACGAACCACCACTGTAAAAATACAGGCGGTGATTTGCTCTATCGATGACAATCGGAAGAGAATACCCTGCAGTACCAGGGGTTCCCGTAGGAACACCGCTACAAGACGGAATGTATAAAAATCCATCTGTAGCTCCTGTAGTAAGCCCAAATCCCCCAGCATTAATTATTACAGATCTATTAGAATATACGTTTAGTGTGTATTCACTGGTGATAGTTGTATGCGCTCTAAAACCAATATCTTGTCCGGAAGTTTCAAACGTATATCCTCGAAAGTTTGTAAAATGCATTCCGGTAAAGTCAACATCAATGTTTCCGTAGGGACCCGAGACAAGAGAATTAAAATATATTCCTACCCCGCCCGCAGTGGTTTGAGAGCGTATAAACAGTGCGGATGTTGCATACAAACCATTTTCAGCAGAAACGCGACCAACTAATCTGGACGTTCCGGAAACGGTGAAAGATCCAGAAACCGAAACAGTGTTGCCAAACTTTGCGCCGCCGCTTACGTTGAGAGAGGAGAACGTGGTGCTGACGGCATAGAGGTTGTCGATGGACACGGTACTGTTGAATGTTGCGGTACCCGCGACAATTAGGGTGGACGCTAGGGATGCCGGGCCTTTGATGTCTACGGCTGAGGAAAGGGTGGCCGCCCCGGAAACCAGGAAAGTTTGGGTTACGTTGAGGGCACCGGCAGCACTGACGTTGTTGAGTCGGGACTCTCCGGTAACTTGAAGTCTTCCACCGATATCGACAATCGAAGTGACGAGAAGATTGTTCTTGACCCAGAGGTCTCCGGAAACGCTGACTGCGCCCCCAAAGGTGCCTGTGCCCGCGACGAAGAGGGTGGAGGCGAGAGAGGTGGGGCCTTTGATGTCTACGAGGGAGGCGAAGGTGGCTGGCCCCGAAACCGTGACGGCGGATGCGAAGCTGGCCGCGCCGGAGACCTGGAAGGATCCCGCCACGGAAGTTGCCGCGTTGATGGTGACGGCGGAAGTGAAGGTGTTGGCCCCGGTGAAGGTTTGGGAAGCGTTGAGGCGGGCGTAGTTGGTGAGGGAGGTGGGCAGGGTGCTGTAGACGGAGACGCCATCGGAGATCAGGAAGACCCACTCGTTGGTGGGAAGGGTGACCCCGGTCCCTGCGGAAGTGCGGACGGTGAGGGTGGATCCCGTCGCAGAGTTGCGGACCCAGTAGCCCTTCTCGACTTCGGGGACGATGACGGAGATGGCGGAGGCGACGGTACCCGCAAATTCGATGAAGGCGTTGCGGCCTTCGGAAGCGGATGCGTCTGCGATGGGAAGGGTGTAGGTGGCGGAGGCGGAGGCCAGGGTGATCTTGGAGTAGCCAGCGATGGCTTGCTCGATCAGGTTGAGGTTGTTGTTGGTCTTGGTGCCCCAGGTGTTGGCGTTTTCGCCGGATGCCTGAAGTTCCAGTCGAAGCGAGGACGAATACGTGGAGGGCATCAGACACCGCCTTGCAGGGTATTGTCGCCGCCAGCGGGCGAGTTATTGTTGAGGTTGTCGTCTTGACGGGTGCGCCGCGCCTCGTTACGGAGGCTGGCCACGGCGGCCTGGTACTTGTTTTGCCAGAGAGCCGCCGCGTCATAATTCTTCATGAACATACAGGCTTCGTGCATGCAGCCGTAGAAGAGAGCTTCGGGCGCATAGTCAGTAAGCCAGTTGGTGGAGGTGCCCACGGGTCCGATGGAGGTGGGGACCTGCACGTAGGAGATTTCGACAAGGGCTGCGGAAGTGGGCGCGGGGGCCACCAGCAACTGGGAGAAACCCCAGCGGGCGTAGTATTTGGGGGATCCCACGGAGGTGCGGTTGGGCCAGTATTCCCGGAGGAACTCGTCGGTCCTCAAGATCAGTTGGCTGTAGGAGCCATCGGAAATGTGGGTTACCGCTTTGAGGATGAGGGCATCCTGGGGGAGGTTGATGTATGGGTCGCCAGCGGAGGCGGAGACGGTGGTGTAGGTGACCATGCCGTAGGTGTCGATGTCGCGCGCCAGGCGCATGCGAGTCTGATCGACAAACGTGGGGATCCGCGCGGCAAACTCCGCGTCGGCATTCTCCGTGGCGTCGATGATCGAGTTATAGAGATCCGTGTAGGTGGTAGCCATCGTTACCTCCAAGTTCCCACTTTAACATAAGATGTGGCAACTTTCCAGACCCCACCTACGTTGATGTAGACTGTGGCTTGTCTCCAAGTGCCCCCAATTTTTATCCAAGCTTGAGTTCCTGCAGGAGGCGCCCCACCCCCAAGCAACCCGCCAAATAAAAAAGTCAAGCCTTGGATTTGAGCCATTAATTTTTAAGTTTGACTAAAATTGCCTCTGTGTCGAAAATTTCATTTTCAATTCTTAACACTTCAAGCACGTCGCAAGAGCGAAAAAAAATATCTCGATTGGTTTGCAATGTTTCAATTCGCCGCTCTAGCAAAGAAATCAAATTATCCTTAATCATCGAATTATAATCCTTCTTGCCACGGACCCCGCATCGGAGCCACTGCTGCCCTGGATGTTAATCGTGTACACGTACAGAAGCCTTTGTCGCGTCGTTGTATGCTCTATAAGCCAGAACTTACGGTCGTTGCCGCCGTTGAATCCGGTTTGACCTGCGGGAGGGTTGCCAAAACCCGGAAAGTTCTCATTCAGAACAACGTCCAAAGACATCTGAAAGTACGGTGAGGACGCCGTCAACGCGAGATATATCCTGTTCTCGAAACCTATGGCGCTGATTCCATTAATGTTTCCGGAGTCGTTGGCGAAGTTGCCCAACGGAAAGTTGACGCTTTCCCACGCATTGGAGGCGATGTCGTACCTGTCGAGTGCGGTCGCGCCGCTGTTCGTTCGGCCGTCGTAAATATACCGACCGTTCTTGAACTGCGTTTCATCGTTCCACTCCGCAGCGACAACGTCGGACATCCAAACCTGCCAGTCCGAAAACCTCACATATCCCCCGCGCGCAACTGATGGGGACAAAAGCGTCCAAGTGTTCGATGAGATCGAATATCTCCATAACGACACGTCCCCAGAGTTTCCGCCGAGTCCGTACAAATAGTCCTCGTTGGGCTCTACGCTGTACTGGGTCGTCGAATCTGGCTGTACTGCCCACGCGGAGCCTACCGTAATTTGCGTGGCTGTGTTGCTGGAGATCGACCGGATCTGCCCCGCTCCCGTTCCGGCGGTCAACCGAATCTGGTAGTTGGCCCACTGGTTGGTCCCCCACGCCTTGGCGGAGTTCGAAAGAGTGCTGGCGCCGCCAGATGTAGCCGTCCCAGAAGAGTACACCGTGGGGGCATTACGAAGATACGATGGGGTAGCGATTATCTTTGCTTTGTTGTTATCTGTCCCCCAAGCAGACGTAACTCCGGAGGTTGTTAGACTCAACCACGAATTGGTGGCCCAGTCGTAGCAATAAAGGGCAAGGCTTGGGTTGGTGTTGACGAAGTAGAACCTCGGGGTCATCAACTTGAACCGCGTCGTCGCGTCAAACGCGCTGGCCTGGGTGTCTACCGTCAAAACGCTGTTGGCCCCGGTCGTGTTGCGGCGTATGACCAGCGCCGAACCCGCGTTTGGCCCTTCAAGTATGAATACTTTGTACCCGGCAAGGCTGCGCGGAATTGTCTGGTTCGTTGTGATCGTACTTGTGGTGCCCGCAGTGGCCGAGAGACTTGCAACACCTATTGTGGATCCTGTCGATCCGCACGAATCCGTTATCGACGAGCCCAACGATGTAGTCACCGGCAGATTAGGGATTCTGACAAGGCCGCCTTGCTCGTAGTCCATGCAAACCCAGCCGCCGGCCCGCGTCAGCAGTTGAAGCTGATTTAACTGGTTGGACACGCGAGATACAAACGTCCCGACCCCGCTACCTACGAGCCCGGTCTGACCGACGTACTCGTCGTACGGTAAATCTAAGAGCGGTCGGGGGCCGAACGTCGGCATTAGAACACC